AAAAATGGCAGAAAAAATTGTATCACCTGGTGTATTTACGAGAGAAAATGACCTTTCTTTCTTAGCACAAGGGATTGGAGAAATAGGAGCAGCAATTATAGGACCTTTCCATAAAGGACCTGCTTTCGTTCCAACCGTTGTAAATACACAATCAGAATTCGAAGAAATTTTCGGTGTACCTAATGGAGATTATTATACAGGATATACCGTTCAAAACTATCTCAGAGAAGCAGGAACTGTAACTATTGTTCGTGTTGGAAACACAGACGGACAAGTAGTAGAGGCACCCGCTTTAATATCAATAAGTGGTTCAGATGGAGGACAAAAAATTGTAGCATCTCTTCACCCAACACATAATGGGGCTGAAGATACTGGTTTCCCATCAGCAACTAACGCTATTGATTCACAAGTATCATCATCAGCATTTAACATAAGTGGTTCTAATCTTGGAACTTCAATTTCAGCATCGGTATTACCTTCAGCTGGAAATGATATTTCAGATGTATTCGGAAGTAACGCAAGAGGTTCTAAAAATGCTTATGCTTACAAATATTTTGAAAAAGCAGCAACAGACCAAACAACTTATATTTCAGACAGTGGTTCACAAGTAGTACTTATTGAAGGTGCTCAACAATCATTCTCTGGTAGTAATGGTGATGGTTCTATTTCACACGCATCAACTCCTTGGATACAATCACAATTGATTTCGGGTGAAAGACATGACCTATTTAGATTCCATACTTTAGGTGATGGTGATAACTACAACAAAGAATATAAAATTGCAATCTTTAATGTAAAAGCAGCTGGTGCATCAAATGCAACTGATTACGCAACATTCTCAATTGCAGTTAGAAAGTACTCAGATACTAACAAGAGAACAAATGTATTAGAAACATTTAATAATGTTAATTTAGACCCTGCATCACCTAACTACATCAAAAAAGTAATTGGTGATAGAAATTTAACAATTGATTCAGATGGTAAACAAACTGAAAATGGTGATTACAGAAACTATTCATCATTTATAAGAGTTGACTGTAAAGAAGAAGGTTCATTCCCAATCACTGCAGCACCATTTGGACACGCAAAATATTACAACCCAATTTATGTTGGTGGTAATGGAACAGAAAATATGGTTCCTGCTGTAATATTCGCTACAGGTTCAGAAAACAACACAGCATCTAACTCAGTACAATATAGTGGTATTGATTTAGAAACTGCAGTAGTTAAGATTGATAATGCTAGTTACTTAGCACCAATTCCAAATAATGCAACACAAGGAGCAAATACTGCTTTCTCATTCGATGCAGCATTTACTGCAATCGTAGGTGGTGTTGTTTCAACTAAAAACTTTGGATATACAATATCTACATCTGATACGGCAGCAACAATAAACCAAAGACAGTTTATCGTTGGATTCCAAGATGGATTTGATGGTGTATCACCAACAATCAAAAAAGCAACATATGGTGATTCTGATTGGGGTGCTGGAAACTCACAAGGATTTGATTTATCAACTTCAACTGCACAAGGTTCAGTTGCTTATGTAAAAGCAATCAACGCAGTATCTAATCCAGATGATTTCGATATCAACTTGGTATCTGTACCTGGTGTTGTAAGAAGATTACATTCTTATGTGTTTGATAAAGTAACTGATATGGTAGAGGCTAGAGAAGATGCATTCTTTATTGGTGATGCAACAGATGGTGGTGATACTATCGCTCAGGCAGTTACTCAAGGTGAAGCAGTTGATTCTAACTATGTAGGTACTTACTACCCATGGGTTAAAACAATTGATAGAAACACAAATAAATTAACTGCAGTTCCACCATCAGTATTGATGCCTGGAATTTACGCAGCAAACGATGCAATCGCAGCAGAATGGTTCGCACCAGCTGGTCTAAACAGAGGTGGAATTGTTGGAGCGGTATCTGTACTAAACAGATTAACTCACGCTGAGAGAGATACTTTATACGAAGGAAAGATTAACCCAATCGCACAATTCCCAGGTGAAGGTATCGTGGCATTCGGACAGAAAACTTTACAAGATAAGGCTTCTGCATTAGATAGAATCAATGTAAGAAGATTATTAATCAAAGTTAAGAAGTATATTGCTTCTACTTCAAGATACTTAGTTTTTGAACAAAACACTTCTCAAACAAGAAGTAGATTCTTAAACACAGTAAACCCTTACTTAGAAGGAATACAACAAAGACAAGGATTGTATGCTTTTAGAGTGGTGATGGATGAAACAAACAACACACCAGATGTAATCGACAGAAATATATTGGCTGGACAGATTTTCTTACAACCAACAAAAACTGCTGAATTCATCGTGTTAGATTTCAATATCTTACCGACTGGAGCATCATTTACGGCATAAATGAACAAAAATAAAAGGAAACTATATTTATTAGTATAATAGGAGAAAAAAATGGCAGAAGTATTAGAATTTAACGATATGTTTTATACCAACTTCGAACCGAAGATGAAGAATAGATTCATCATGGAAATCGATGGTATCCCTTCATATCTTATAAAAACAGCTAACAGACCTTCAATTCAGTTTGAAACAATAACTCTTGACCACATCAATGTTAAGAGAAAATTAAAAGGTAAAGGTGAATGGCAAGATGTAGAGATTACTCTATATGACCCAATTGTTCCAAGTGGAGCACAAGCAGTAATGGATTGGGTGAGAACATCACACGAATCCTTAACAGGTAGAGATGGATACGCAGATTTCTATAAGAAAGATATCCAATGTTATCTATTAGGACCTGTGGGTGATAAAATTGAACAATGGACTCTAAAAGGTGCATTTATCAACAATGCAGTGTTTAACGATTTAGATTGGGCTAACGCAACTGACCCAGTTGAGATTACTTTAACACTATCTTATGATTACGCAGTTTTAGAATACTAATACTAATAAAATTTCTGAAGAAAAAGTTCTCTAAGTGAGAACTTTTTTTTTGTCCATATTCCAACTTTTTAAAAAGTATATATTTATATAAAAGTAATAAAAATTAAGTTATATGGCAAATTACGAATTTCCAACCGAAATCATAGACCTACCATCAAAAGGTAAGGTTTATCCACAAGGACACCCGTTATCAAAGGGTACGATTGAAATCAAGTATATGACAGCAAAAGAAGAAGATATACTTGCTTCACAAAATTTGATAAGAAAGGGGGTGGTTTTAGATAAATTGTTTGAGTCAGTTGTAGTACAAGAAGGTGTAGAAACTGGTGATATTCTTATTGGTGATAAAAATGCAATATTGTTAGCAACAAGAATATTAGGATATGGTGCACAATATGATGTTGAGGTGAATGACCCATTTACTGGTGAAGCACAAAAAGTAGCTATCGATTTATCTAAAATACAAATAAAGGAGGTCGATGATTCTCTTTTAAATTCAGATAACAAATATGAATTCGAGTTACCCACTGCTAAAAAGAAAATAATTTTCAAATTATTAACTCACAAAGATGAGAAAGATATTCAAGCAGAGATACAAGCAATCCAAAGATTATCTAAAGATAAAGATGGTGCAAGTGCTGAGGTAAGTACTCGTTTAAGATATATGATTCAAGATATTGATGGTAATACCGATAGAGGATTCATCAATAACTTTGTGAAAAATAACCTTTTAGCAAGAGATACAAGAGCACTTAGAAACTATGTTGCTAAGATATCTCCAGATTTAGATTTGAAATTTAATTTCACATCTGATATCACAGGTGACACGGAGGCACTTGACATACCTTTAGGTGCCGGGTTTTTTTACCCTGCCGAGTGATTACTCAATCCAACTTCATAACCAAATTTGGGAAATGGTTAACTTCGGTAATGGATTTACTTGGAGTGAGGTTTACTTCATGCCAGTTCATTGGAGAAGGTTCTATTTTAAAAAGTTAGTAGAGGCAAAAAAGAAGGAAAAAGAAGAGTACGATAAGATAAATAAAAAAGGTGGTTCAAGAGGACCAAATGTAAGAGTGAGGAAATAATCCTCACTTTTTTTTTACCCTATATTTATAGTCTGTCTC